CACTTGCCTTATCAAAGCGTTCTTTCTGTTTGGCTTTCATAGCATCCAGTGCTACTTTTTTGCGCCCCTGTTTGGTAACCTCTTGTGTTACTTTCTCTGCTGCTTTCTTTGATTGATTCTTAGATAGTCCAGCTTTTGCTGCTCTTCTAGCTGCTTGCATTCCAGCTTTCTCTGCTGCTTTTCTAATCTGTGTAGCGTTAGCTCCATCTCTTGCAGCTTGTAGTCCTGCTCTCTTGACTGCATCAAGTACAATCTTTTTACCTGCTATTGTATAGCTACCTGCAAGAAGCCTACCAACACCACCAGTGATAAGACCTATATAGTTAGTAGGATCTTTAGCTGCAGCAAAGATGTAATCCTTTACACCATCAACAGCACCCATAGCCCCATCATTTTGGAACACATTACCTAGTTGATCATATAGCTGATAAGCATCTCTAGCAGCTTTCTTCATATTGTCGTCTGCTTTATTTATAAACCTTAGTTCACCTGTGGTACTAACAGAGTTGGCATTGAAGTACCGCAAGTGTTGTACAAAGTCATCTACAGTTTCCTCTACATCTTTAGTTTTATAAGCAACACCTTTACGTCCTGACATGTACCTACGTATCTTAGCTAGGTTTGCACCTTCCTTGAGATCGTCTTTCTTTAGAGTAACATTCTTATCAAGGTAAAAGTCTTCTTCTCTATCAGGTGTAACAGAAGTACCACCAAATAGTTCATCCATACTTCTTTTGTTTTCTTGGTAGCTTGCCATATTATCTCTCTATAACTTAGGTGATCCATCAGGGTTATGGGTTTCTCCGTAGAGTATATCCCACGCTTCTCTTGCTGTCACTTTCTTTTTCTTACCAGTCCTAATACCAGTAGATGTTCTTGCGTCTACCTCTTTATCTTTAGGGCCACCTGCATCAGGTCTTGGGTCTACCATAATCTTCTCACCTGTTACAGGATCTAGTTTACCTTCATACTTTCTATCCCATGCTCTTGTAGCAGCGTTCAATGCATCAGTACTTACACCGAAGATCGACTTACCTTCTGGCCTCGGTTTTGGTACAAACTCATCATCAGTTTCTTCTGGAGGTAGCGTTGTTTCTTGAGTTTCTGTATCGGGCGTTTGCGTTTGGGTATCTTCTTGTTCGATGACACCTGCTTGTGTTCTTGCTTCGGCTTCGTCCATTCCAGTTCTAATTGCTTCTGCGCTACCAAGATTTTCCTCTCTATCAGTTAACTGTGTATCCTCTTCATCAACTCCATTAAAACTTTTTAATAATTCTAATTGGTCTTTTACAAACTGCTCACCCATAATCTTTTCAATTAGATCTACAGATGGTTGATGATCAAACAAACCAGTCTGACCAAAATTATCTATAGTTCCTTGTATTATAGTCCTAGCTTGGGTTTGGATCAAGTACTCTCTAGCATCTTGTTCTTTATCCATCTGAGTTACACCCTCGTTTCGAGCAGCGTATTCTTCGTCATAGTCTGGACTGGAGGTGCTTGTCTTCCTCAAATGTCTATTACCAGCATCATTGATAAATTCTTCAGCAGCCGTTCCACTAACAGCATCCATCTGTATATCAGTAAGAGTTTTTAGAAACTCACTAGCTGATGAAGGACCATAGAACTCTTTGTCAAAGAAGTTAACACCCAAGTTAGGAAAGAGTGAATCGTAATCTGATTGTGCAGCAAGTTCATTCACATCAGCTATAGACATACCACCTATATATTTAGTATCTTGTAATTTCTTCTTGGCTTGGCTCATAGCATTTACACCAAACATCGAAGCAAGTATACTGTCACTTGTTTGAACGTCTGCTGTTTCTGTTCCCGGTCTTTGCTTGACACCATACTGTATTTGAGCCATCTCGTTAAGAGACATATCTACAAAGGCAGGGTTTACTTCAAACACTTCAGGCATATCTATGATAGCCTCTACGTCAGCAGCACCTAGTGTCTGCATACCTTTTTGGTTTGCAGCAGCTAGTAGTTTTTCATAAAAAGTTTTTATACCCAGCGCACCAGAACTCATAGCAGCCATGACTTGTTCTTTGGTAGCGCCTAGCTCTCTTGCTTTCTCTGCCATCTGTGCAGCGTCAGCCGCTAAGAGAGTTCTATTAGCTATAATCTTTTTATTGGTACTTGCCAGTTCTTCCTGTTCTTCTTCAAAGTCTTCAGCATCTTTTCTTCTTTTTCTGATGCCCTCTGTTTGCTTGTCCAAGAAGGCTGCTCCAAAAGCTTTCCAATCAAATCCCATCTTATTAACCTTTCGCCATCAAGCCCATTGGCTTCTCTTCTGGTGTGTCTTCTTCCTCTGGCTGATCTTCAACCAACTCACTCAACATTCGTTTTCCTGGATCTGAACCATCATCAGGATTATCTTTTAGGTATCCACCTACTATAGCTTGGAAACGTTGTAGCTCTCTGTCTTCTGCTTCCTTCTGATAATCTCTACCATCGTCAGACACTTCGACACCCATACTTGTGATGGCTTGCTTTAGAAACTCATGTATGATTGGCTTGACTAGCATACCTGCATCAACTGAATGAATACCATTCATATTTCCTGCACTTACTATGGTATCTACTATAGGCTTCAGAGATAGTCCTGCCTGACAACAAGCAGCAAGATCATCTATGACATCTTCGTTTGCCATACTGTCTATATAAAACTTAGTAACATCCTCTACACTAGACATCTCTGCTGGTTGTTCCCAAGGATTATTCTTAGGTTCGCCTGTTAAAGACTGGCCCGGAATTGGTTGATCGAATATAGCTATTGTCTTCATGTTGTTTTCCTACTTAGTAAATCCTGCACCAAAGTATAAGCCTACTATAGCAGATACTATGTGCGTGTCTAGTGGTGTTATTACAAATCCTTGAGCGTACTGCCACTTGACTACCTCTGGACCTGACCCAAAGATAAAGTCTAGGAAGCCTACCTGTATCTCAGTGTAGCCTACGTATACGCCTACTTCTGGATAGAATACAGCAACCAACTTTGGCAACACTATTATAGCAAAGACTGCAGATAATGCAATAAGTCTTCTTGTCCATGCGAAATGTTTATCGTTCTTTCCAGCGTTACGTGCGTCAGCTACAAAGCTTGCGTTAGCGTTGGCACGTTCCATGAGCATCTTGTTCTGCTCTTGTTTCATCTTCATGCTCTGCCCCCAGATGGACATCACTCCACCTAGTACGGTAGAGCCAAGCATTGTTATTAGTTCTAGTGGTAGTCCAAACATTATTATATTTTACCTTCAGTTATTATGGCATTATTCCATATACAGAACTAGCAATAGCTTCCGCTATATCATTAGTGTATTTTGTTCCTAAAGTGCCGTTTTTATCTTTGCCAGATACTCCTGTAAATAACCACTCTACTGCAGCAGTAGCACCTTGGTTATGAGCATACCCTAATACACCTAACTTTTCTTGCATAGACATATTTCTATAACGCTCTGATTTTTTTGTTAATGTATCGTGATTTTCTTCTGTATACTTTTTCCAAGCTTTATCTTGTAATGATGGAGTGTTTAAAAAGGTTGTCAGTTTATTTGGTTTACCTGCTCTCATTTTTTTCTTTTCATCATCGTATTCATTTTTATTTTTTAGATAACCACCGTCTATCATAGCATCTCTACCCATCTGATACTTACCAAGATAATGATTGTTAGCCCCTCCCTCTAAAGGATCACCTTTCTTTTTATTCTGCGCTGGTACATCATATGCATATGTACTATAACCATGTGTACCACTTTCTATAAAAGCCAATGCTTCTCTAGCTACTTTTAAAGTTTCTGAATCAAGAGTTTTTACTTTAGCATCAGGTTTTTCTGGATCAGGATAATCCTCTGCTTCATCTGATATCAAAAGATTGTATTGTTCAGCATCTAAATTTCCTGTAGGTTCAAATCCATGTTGTTTTTGGAACTTTCTTATGGCTCTTTTTGAGCCTCCACCTATAGCACCATCTACTTTGCCAGCATTATAATCTAAGTCGTTAAGTCTTTTCTGTATTGCTTTCTCTTTACCTGCGGCTGTTTCAGTTATAAAACCACGTCCAGATTCGAAATAACGAGTGTCTCGTGATGGTGACATTATACCACCAGTATCAGGTCTACCTGCTTCTCCAAAGCTCATAGTCGCATAATCAGGTGCTGAAATATCGTCAGATGTTCTGGTAGTATCCTCTGCAGCTACGTAATCATCAAGCTCAGTAACAGTTACCTCTGGTATAACGCCTAAACCTTTACTAGTCCTTCTGTCTACTGTTGCCTGAGAAGGTAGAGGTATCTCATCATACCCTAGCTCTGGTTCAAATACTCTTTGATCTAAAGGCACACCAGACTGATAGAACTGTGCGTCTGGGTCCATAGTATCAACAATATCTCTTACTCTTTCTACTTCTTGGGGCGTTGGTATAATAAGAGTTTCACCTGCGTATATACGATTTTTATTTTCTATTTTGTTTATTTTTACTAAATCGCTTACCTTTAAGCCCTCTCTTTGAGCAATCTCAGATAGTGTGTCACCTCTTTGTATAGTGTACTCTCTGCTGTTTAATCCTTTTTGTCGTAAAAACTTATTGACAGCATTCTGCATCAAGTTTTTATTAGCACTAGCAGGTGGTACTACATCATAGCGCATGTTATAGTCATTAGGTATATCTCCCCTATAAATAGGAGGTGGTGCTTTACTGTAGTCTACTGCATCCCTTATCCTAGCCATCTGAGCATCAATATCTATAGGTGTGTTAGTAAACATTGGTCCTTTATATACAGCCTTGCCATCTACTTTTGTTTCTTTTGGATCATCTCCACCAAAGAATTTCATTAAATCAACAAACTTATTTTTTACTTTTTCTATATTGGATGGATCTTCAGGCTTACTTGGTGATGGGGTAGGAACTTCATCATACGTACTACCTCTGTCAAACGGTCTAGACACTGGTTTAGCACCTATGCCACTCATGTTTCTACCACCGCCTCCAGCTTTCATACTGTCAGCAAATTGCTTTCCAGGATTTGGCTTTGAAGATTCACGTGATCTACCATACTGATCATACATTTGTTTCTGTGAAAACTTTGGATCGTAAGTCATTGTTATACCTTTACTTCGGGAATGGTAAATATTTACCGATGATGTAAGCGGCTGCGCCTGTCATAAGCTCACCAACAAAACCACCAGCAGCAGTCTCAAGGAGTGTATCTGATGATCCACTTGCATCTATCTGTGCCTCCGCTATCTTTGTTATTCTATCTCTTTCGCTTTCCCCAGACTGCCATGCCCATGCTAACAGATCACGCTCACGTTGTATAGCATTATTATACATTGTAGATGTGAGATTGTTTGCAACTAAAGCTGCATCTCTGTTTGCTTGGTTAGCTGCAGCGTTGGCTGCTGTAGTAATAGCTTGCGCCCATGCAGCGTTTGCTTGTGCAACTATTAGATGGTTCTGTGCATTGAACTGGTCACGTGCATTTGTCTGTGCAGTATTAAACTGAGATATTGCGTTAGTCTCACCTGCATTGAAACGGTTAATAGCGTTGATCTGTTCTGCGTTAAACCTCTGTACCTGTGAACCTAGCCCTGCAAAGAACTGATTAGTTTGATTCTCAGATGTAGCATTGAATTGTCTTGCAGCATTTATTGCAGCAGCATCACTTAGGATAGACTGAGAAGTTTCTTGTGCTTTAAGAATTTGCATCTGCTGTTCATTACTTAGATTAGTCAAGTCCATCTGTAAGAATGACTTAGCATTCTGTACGTTAGCTTGTTGTCTGTTGTCCAAGTTAGCTAGGTCTATCTGTGATAGCGTAGCTGCATCAGCTAGAACTTTAGCTTGTCTAGCATCTAGGTTGGCTAAATCTACAGTCTGTGCCATCTTAGCATTCTCTAATGCTATCTGTTGTTCAGCAGTAAAGTTTATGTTAGCTATCTCTGATATACGTGCTGCGTTTCTTACCTTGGCTTGAAACTCTTGGTCAAACTCCATACCTAAAAAGCTTGCACGTTGTTCAGCGTTTCGTAAAGCCATCTCTTGTTTGTTGGATGCATCTATCTGTGCGATGGGTAGTGCTGCTTCCATACCTGCCTGTACAATAGCCATACCTGCCATGCTAGAAGCTGACAGTCCACGTGCAGCCATTGCTGCTGACGCATTACGCATAGCACCTGCAGCCCATGAGGGTGGATCACCGCCTTGGAAGTCCTGCATCAAAGTGTCTAGCTCAGTCTTTACAGATGCAGCTTGGTTCTTTGCTATGGTGGCATCTACTCTACCTTGATCTACAGTAGAGCCAGATACTAGTTGGTCTGGTGTTACCTCTAGTGGATCAGGAGCATCTACTGTTTGTGGCTCCCCTATCTGTGCAGCCTGTAGCCCTAGTGCTGCTGCTGTAAATGGGTTCATCTGTGCAGGATCTACAATAGAGTCAGGACTAACCTGTCCTTGCGCTGCTAAATAGTTTTGTAGGGCTGTTTGTAATGCTTGCTGTGATTGATACGCTTGATATTGTGCTGGTGACATAGCAGCAATTTCTTCTGCTGTTGCAGCCCCTGCTGCTGTTGCAACTCCTGCTTGTGCTGCTGCACCTGCTTGACCTGTGCCTTGTGTTAGGAGTGTGTTTGGTCCACCATCTGCTGCTACAACACCTGCCCTAGTTACACTTGCAGTAGGATCTTCACCTATCTGTTTTGATAGAAGTGAACCACTTGGCATTTGTGTGCCAGTCGGTCCTCCGTAAGTAGTCATGCTTCCACCGCCAGGAAGAGGAGTAACGATTGAACCATCAGGGTTTTTAGCAGGTGGTGTTGTGGTATAATTAGTAACACCTGCTTGCTGTGCTTTTATAGGATTAGCATACATCTTACCATCGGGTCCATATACAACTGGTCCTGCTGGTTGAGCGCCACCGCCACCGCCACCGCCACTACTAGGACTAATATCTCTACCAAATATGTCTTTGCCTATTTGATTATGACTAGCAATAATTGCATTATGCCTAGCTATTCCTGGATGTACTTTTGGTGCAACAGGGTTTGAAGATATACCCATGTCTGCTCTTGAAGTACCTCCATCAAAGCCTGTGCGTGGTTTACCTTTGTTTGTATATCCACCTGGAGACATATTTACTTGCTTGCCCTCAACCATCTGTCTAGCTGCCATAGTGTACTTACCCATCTTGGCTGCTGCTGCAGGACTAGCTGCTAGGAAAGCATTGATAGACTTCTGATCACTAGGTCCACTATAGCCCAACGCTGGTAGTATCTTGTTTGTCATTGTCTCAGGCTTGAAACCCATAAATTTTTTAGCCATATCTTATTTCCCTATTTGCATCCACAACGATGCGGCAATGAATGTTATTACTGCTACGGTTGACATCTTTACAATGGTTGACCATACACCTCTTCGTGTGTCACGCCACGTTTCTAGTAGGTTACGCATCTCAATTATATCTTTACGAGCATCATCATCATGTAACCCTACCTCACGCAATGCTGCTGTAGCTCCACGCTTGGCTGCACGATTTAGCATATCCTCTAATTCTTCTGGTGTCATACTATTTCCAATGCGCTGCTGCTAATCGGTGAAAGGTTCCAGTGGCGCTACCATTATTTCCAGGAGTGGTTTGAGTACATACATAATTTGTAGTTCCTGTTCCAGTATTTTCATCTTTCCAACTATAGTGATTGGTAGCACTCTCTAAATCAATTTGCAGTAATTGGTCAGAGTTGCTCACTGTTACACCATTCACAGGAATAGTATCTTCGCAAACTCCTGAACCAATAGTTACACCATTATACTGAGTTGACAAAGATATGGTCTTAGCATAGCTTGAAGTGTTGTTGGCACTTTGAACTGCTGCTGTAGAAACAGGAGTAGAACTATTGTATCCAGTAATTTCCCAAACATGACCAACCGATCTACCACTGCCACCATTACCAGAAATGTATTGCGAACCAGATGCAGAGGTAGCCAAATAATATATTGCTGACATACTATTCTGAGCATTACTTGCAGCGAGTGTCATGCCTGAACTACCTAAGTTACAATATGTATTGGCATAGCCCGGCATTGCCAATGCAACAACAACAACTTTTGTACCAGAACTTAGAGTAACCCACCCAGCAGGAAAGCCGTTGCCAGTTGTAAGTATGCGGCCTTTATAAGTTGCAGAAGGTGCGGCTGCAGAAACTGAATAATACTCATTAAAAGAATTTGAAGCACCAGAACCTTTGCCAATCATAGCACGAATATCACTGTCGTTCATAGATGCTTGAGTACCACTAGAACCACCTGCTTCTACGTGTATTTGATTTAAACTTATTTGACCACTACCGGGGAGAGGCATTACTCACACTCACACTTTTTACAATTATCAAGTTGTTCTTTTAATTCTTTTACAGCTTCAATAAGCACACCTACTAAGTTACCATAAGCTACAGATAAGTACTCACCCTCTTCTACAACCTCTGGCATAACTTGCTGCATCTCTTGAGCTATAACACCTGTACCACGCTGACCATCATTGAGTTCACTTTTGTAGTTGTAAGTTACTCCACGCATCCGTGCTACTTTTTCTAGCGCACCTTCAATAGTTTCAACGTTATCTTTTAGTCTTTCATCTGAGTAAGCTGTGATGTTTTGTGTTGCTGTAAAAGAACCAGACACATTGTTACCATTATTTGACAAGTTACCCAAACCTACTTCTGCAGGAGTATCAACAGTACAAGTAATAACACCAGTGCTGTTGTTGTAAGATATACCAGTACCTGCAGACAAAGCTGCTCTAGCAGTATTAGTTATACCACCACCAGCAGTGCTTAAAGTTCCGCTAACAGTAAGGTTACCTGCTATTGTAGCATTCTCGTCTACAGTAAGTGTATCTGTTTTTAGTGTACCATCAAAGAAACCATCTTTATACTGTAGTACAGATGTACCTAGATCTAATGTGTTAGTTGTCTTAGGTCTTACCTGAGATGCCGTAACAACTAAGTCTTGTGATGGCCCTACCTTTTCAATAGGTGCGCCCTCTGCTGCTGTTCCATCATGGGTATGACCAGTACTAGCATTAAATGCTGACTGTACTTGATTGTACTCATCATTGAAATCGTCAGCGTCAATAACACTTCCTGTGGTAATATTAGCTGATGCCTGTCTTGTATAACCTGCCATTGTTACTGCCTATCATGTTGTCTATACTCAAGTACTGCTGTGTCAAGAGTAAAGGTTGGGTTTGTTGAGTTATCTGTGATCCTCATTGCTATTGTTTTGAATGAACCTACTAAGTTTTGTTTGTATATCTGATCTAGTACACCACCATAAGTAACACCAGAACCTCCATATATTGAAGTAGATGCACCATATAAACTTATACCACCACCTGCTGCTGATGAAGACACTGATATAGTTGGAGGCTGTATAACACTTGGATCATTACCTGCATCAAAGTCTATCTTAAAATTTACATTTACATTCATGGTTCCTGTAGGTTGGGCATACAAGGTTAGTTTGTACATAGTCTTACGTATCTGTGGATCTGTAATAGGCATAAACGGAGATTCATATATTGACTCTATAGGACCACCATCAAAAGAGTTACCTGAATCCATCCTGTAACAGAAACCATCATCATTGCCAAACATAATAGTTTCTTGTGCGCCTGAGTATGTGCTATCTGCTACGTTTACTTTTAGTCCTTTAGTTCTGGACCAAGCTATACCACTACCACCTT